CAATTGCCTGGAACGCTTCCTCAGATGACTGATAGCGACTTAGGGTTGCTTATTCGTGACTTCCCAGCTTATGTAGCCAAGATGAGAGCGTCCTATAAGACATATGATGACAGTCCTAAGGGCTTAAAGGCGTATGACAAGAAACTTGTAAAAGAACGCCACGGAATTAATGCCGCGGCAGCTAAAGAAGAAGACGACTCCATCAATGAGCCTTCTGACTCCGATGTCCCTGCTAAGTATCTAGCCATCGTATCTCCAGAAGACCACGGTGCTGTTATGGATGTCGTTGCAATCGTCCCCGACTCTAAAAGTGGCTCTACTCCAACCCTCTACGAGCGTAGAGGCGGCGAGTGGATAGAGAACGAGCAGATCCTGTTAGACCTCAAGTCTGTTGCCGCTCCTCCGGTAGTAGAGCTAGACGATCAAGAGGTTTTAAACGATGTATTGACCCAAGCCGATGAGACGGTCGTTACTGCTGCAGCATATGAGTTCTCTATCTTTTGGGAGAAAGTAGTAGAGCCGCTGCTTGCAGCTGGTGGTGCTGACCGTAACCGTGGTAATGCAGATGCACTTCGTCGATACTGGACCAAAGGTAAAGGCGCAGCAAAGATCCGTTGGGGCACTCCCGGCGACTGGACTCGCTGTGTTCGCAACCTCTCCAAGTACATGGGCCCACGCGCGAAGGGCTACTGCCAGCTTCGCCACAAGGAAGTAACCGGTGTCTACACCGGTAGCAAGAAAAACCCAGGTCGCAAGAAGGGTGTTAATGCCTCCTTAAACTTGTTCACATCCGAAGCAGAATTTGACTCTGCCATGCTAAAAACTGCTGAGCTACACGCTAAAGCAGCCGACGCACGCGAGAAAGTTGCCTTAGTAGCTTCAGCTTCGCGTTCAGAGCAAGGTTCATCATTTTTGATCCCGATGCTAGTGCCGGAAGATTTAGAGTCTGGCGATGGTCGTAAATTTGTAGACGGGGCAATCACGCTGCGTGACCTACCTCTACCGCTTCTTTGGCAGATTAAGACCGGTGCAGGTCACGACGGATCTGTAGTTGTGGGACGAATCGACACCATTGAGCGTATTGACGGGGGTCTCGGCAATGCCACTGGTGTCTTTGATAATGGACCTTACGGCCGTGAAGCTCAGAGGTTAGTAGAAAATGGCTTCCTACGAGGAGTTTCTGTGGACCTTGACAAGTTTGAGGCAAAAGAAGAAAAGCAGCCTAAACCAGAACTGGAAGATGGTTCCGCAGATGAGGCAGGCGATGAGATGGGCAAGGATAAGCTAACCATCAATAAGGCCCGTATTATGGCTGCTACAATTGTAGCTAAGCCTGCATTCCAGGAATGCATTATTGTAATTACTAACTCGGGGGACCAGGAGGACTACGTGACCCCAGAAGACGGCGTTTACGAAGAATGCATCGATGGCCTTTGCGACCTTGAGCCAATTATGGCTTCCGGGTATCTAGAATCTGAGATACCAATGGCTCCTCCTTCTGAATGGTTTGAGAACCCTGACCTCAAAGGTCCTACGCCTCTAACTGTAGACAAGAACGGCCGTGTATACGGCCACATTGCTGCATGGAACGTTAGCCACATCGGGCTACCACGTTCAACTAAGCCTCCCCGTTCTCGTAGCAAGTACGCATATTTCAACACTGGAGTAGTTCACACTGCAGAGGGGACTGATGCCACTGTTGGCCAGCTAACTCTCGCTGGCGGGCACGCTCCGCTAAATGCTAGTGCTGCTGCGGCTGCCAAGCACTACGATGACACGGCTTCGGCTATTGCAGATGTCCATGCTGGTGAAGACCAGTTTGGTATTTGGGTATCAGGCTGTTTGCGTCCAGACGCAAATGAAATGCAGGTACGTGCACTTCGCGCATCTGCTCCTTCCGGAGACTGGCGTCCAATTGAAGGCTCATTAGAGTTAGTTGCTGTCTGCCAGGTAAATGTGCCAGGCTTCCCAACTGCTCGTGCAATGATCGCAGGCGGAAAGATGTTGGCACTAGTTGCCGCTGGAGCTAGCCACATGGCTGTGCTAAAGAGTGAAGCAGTGCAAGCACTAGCCCACAAGGCAGTGACTCTAGGCCAACTTGCCTTAACTGCGCCAGACCTAAAGATCCGTGTCAGGGAAGCAAAGAAGTCTCTTCGCGCAGCAAATCTTCAATCACTTACTGCTAGTGCGGCTAACATGCGTGAGAGCGCTCTGACCGCGGCCGCTGTCGCAGAGTTAGCCAAAATCTCGGACGACGAGAGAATGGAACTCGCCAAGAAGGGCCACGCAATGGAAGACGGCGCGTACCCAATCCGCGACGAGTCCGACTTGCGCAATGCTATTCAGGCGTACGGACGAGCAAAATCTTCCGAAAGACGAGCTGTCCGCAAGCACATCACTAAGCGTGCACGAGCACTTAAGAAGTATGACCTTGTGCCTCAACAGTGGAAGAACGCAAACTCCATGGAAGCGGCCGAAAGAGTAGCATCCATGCGCGAAGCTATAACTGCTGCAGCCAATGTGGATTGCGACTGTGAACTAACTGCATCTGCATCAACGGAATTTGCTGAAGGTGATAAAGATGAAATCTCTGACACCGATTTGAAGAAGCTGAAGGATGCCAAGTCCGAGGCCGACAAGCAGACTGAAGAAGAAATTGAAGCTGCCGAAGAAGTTAAGGCCAACAAGGGAACACCCTCTAAAGATGAAGACGGAGATCCTAAGTACGTTTCTGGTGTAAACCAGCCACGCGATGCAAAAGGTAAGTACCGTACTGTTCTAGCCCGCCTAAAGCAGAACCTAGGTGTTGCAGGTCTGGCAAAAGCATTGAAAAAGGCTGAAGATGCTGAGAACCTAGACTTTGCTGGTGACTATAAGGCTTCTGCGGACGCAAGCGGCGAGCTGATCGGTATGATCGACCGTATTGACTCTAAGGCGCTTAACCCGGAGGCTCTGGAGAATGTCCGTGCAACTGCCGGAGAGCTGGGCAAGGTTATCTCTAATCTCCCCCTCCCCTTTGGCCAGGATGCAGAAAAATTAAAATTTAGCGATCTACCGTCTGGACTCAAGGACCTCATTGGTTCAATGATTACTCGTGTCGAGGCAAAAATCGGTAAAAAGGATGCAGATATTGCTACGCAAAGTCTGAGATCCTACATATCGGGTGCAGATTTGTACTCTCAGGGAGAGGTTCAATCTGAGATGAGCAAGCTGCTTCGACTCCTTACCTAAAAAGTAGGGTAAAATTATCCCTAGGTAGAGCGCCTCTCGTTTATTCGATGAGTCCCTCGGCCTTGACTGTAAAATCAGTGAGTGGAAAACAACCACTCAAAAACTAACTGGCCTAGGAGGTACAGTGTACGACCAAATTAAAACTCAGCTAGATACTATCGCTGAGCTAGGTGACGATCAAGTCGCCGAGCTTCAGGCAGAGATTATCTCGCAGTTTGAAATGGTTGAGGGTGAAGACCCGACTCCTGAGACAGTTGATGCTATGACGTTACTAGCTGACTCGCTAGACATGGTACGCGGTGAGCTTTCTAACCGTGAGGCGCAGGCTCTTGAGCTTACATCTCGCGCAGCAGAAGCTACCGCTCGTGTTAAGGGTGAAGCAGATGACGCGGAAGAGGAAATGGCTATGACCGAAGACGACGCTCCTATGGAAGAAGCCCCAGCGGAGGAAACTCCAGCTGAGGAAGAGACCGAAGAAGTAGAAGCAGAAGAACTGCCAACTGAAGAAGAAGAAGAGAAGGAAGAAGAGGAAATGTCGATTCAGGCATCCGCTTCTGACGAGCTTGCTTCTGAAGAAGTTGCTGGTGACGCTGTTGTCGAGGTTACCGAGGTTGCAGAACTTTCTGCAGAAGAAGTAACCGAAAAGGTCGAAACTCCAGCTGCTGAAGCTGAACTCGCTACCGAAGAAGTTGTTGAGGAAGTTGCTGATGCAACCGAGCTTTCAACTGAAGAAGTAGTAGAAGTCGCTGACGCGGAGGATACTGTAGCTGAGGCTGCAGTTGAAACCGAAGCTGCTGTTGAGGAAGTCGCTGAAGTTGAGACCGAAGGTACTGCAGAGCTTTCTGCAGTAGACGAGGCTTCAACCGAAGAGGTTACCGAAGCAATTGAGGACGCCACAATTCAAGCATCAACCGCTCAGGTAGACGGTTCTGAACTATCAACCACAACTGAAAAAGACACAGAGCTTTCTTCAGACGAAATCATTGAAACATCAACAGCTCTCGTAGAAGAGCAGAAGGAGCAGGCAGTGACTGCTGCAGCTGAACAGCCTTTCGAGGCCCCAGCCGACCGTCAACCTGTAGCTCAGGAATCTCTAGCACCAGTAGTAGCAATTACTGCCGGCGCTGACATCCCTGGCTACACCGCGGGAAGCACAATTGAAGACATGTCTGAGCTATCTCAGGCCATGGAGAAGAGACTACATTCTCTTCGCCGTGTAAACGGTGGCGACGGAGAGCAGCACATTGTTGCGTCTTTCTCAACCACATACGCTGAGGATCGCTTCCTTGGTACCGACGCTGAGTCCAACTCGGCCAAGATTGAAGCACTATCTACTCAGGGCCTTGTTGCTTCTGGTGGACACGGTGCTCCAGTTGAGACCAAGTATGACATCTTCGGCCTAGGTTCAACCACTAACCGTCCAGTACGTGACTCACTTCCAAAGTTCCAGGCAGACCGTGGCGGTATCCGCTTCGTAACTGCTCCGAGCTTTGCATCGGGTGACTACGCTGACGCTGTTGGTGTATGGACTGCTGCTGTTGACGCTTCTCCAGGTGCCGCAACAAAGGAAAGCCTAACGGTTGTTGCTGCTGCAGAAAACACCGCAGTAACTGACGCTGTAACACTACAGCTACAGTTCGGTAACCTAATGACCCGTGCGTACCCAGAGTTGATTGCTCGTCACAACGAGCTAGCTCTAGTTGCACACGCTCGTGCAGGTGAAGTTGACCTACTAACCAAGATTGCTGCAGCATCAACTGCAGTTACTTCCGGAACCATCCTTGGTTTTGGTCGCGACTTCTTGGTAACAGTACGTAAGGCAGCTGTTGCTTACCGTTCACGCCACCGCATTGCTCAGACCACCACGCTAAAGGCACTTATACCTGACTGGGTATTTGACGCTATGGCATCTGACCTTGCAATCTCTATGCCTGGAGACAGCAGCATTGCTGTTGGCCGTGCAGAGATCGAAGGCTACCTATCTGGTTCAAACGTAACTCTAGTCGGTTCACCTGACATGACTTACTTTGGTGCTCAGGGTGCAGCTGCACTTCTTGAGTTCCCAGATAGCTTCGACTGGTTCCTATTCGCTGAAGGAACATTCTTGTTCCTAGACGGTGGATCACTGGACCTAGGTATTATCCGTGACTCGTCACTAGTTGGAACCAACGATTACAAGATGTTCGTTGAGACCTTCGAGGGCGTTGCCAAGGTTGGTATCGAATCTCTAAAGATCACTCAGACCGTTAACATTAACGGTTCGGCTGCTGCATTGCGCGACACCCTAGGTGGCGTAGCTGCATCAACCATCGAGCTCTAAATATAACTAAATAGGGCGGCTCCCCGGGCTTCGGCTCGGGGGGCTCCCACCCCCTAAATAATTTTAAATTAAGGATTTTAAATGGCTTTCTCAAAGACAGGCGTAGTATCGGCACCTGCAATCGTGCCGTCCGCCTTTGGTCTACTTGCTGTTGTTAAGCCAGAGAACGCTCCAGGAGAGGACCAGTGGGTCCGCGGTTTTGCCCAAGAATGGGAAACCACCGTACAGGAGCTCAAAAACTGGGATGACACAGACAGCACCAACGGATCTGTAGTTACTGGCGGAGTCGTCAATTACTACGATGACATCAAGCCCTTCTTCATTGAATTGACCGAGACACGCTCGGGACTAAGTTTTAACGCTATTGACCGAATTGCTCGGCTATCTCGTCAGATTGTAGGCATGAGCCAGAAGTCTATAGAAACAGAACTTTGGGACGGTGCCGTCCGAAAGGGCGAGAATCACGACAATAAAGCCCTATCCGATGCCGACACTGATTTAGTTAACAGCGGAACTGCACTTGGCGCTATTCTGGCCCTTGCTGAGCTAGAGCGCTCAATGGCAGCCGACTCAGACGCTGGTGAACTTGGAGTAATCCACATGACTAGCGATGTAGCTTCTCTTCTAAATACAAGATTAGAGAAGTCAGAAGACGGAACTCTGATTACCAGAATTGGTACTCCCGTAGTTGTGGGTGCAGGCTATTCAGGTAATGGCCCAACTGGTGTAACTGGTGCTGCTGCATCAGCCACCAACAAATGGATTTATGGCACAGGCGCTGTCAAGGTTTACCTTGGCGACGTTGATGTCGTAAACGACAATCTAGCGCAAGCTTATGACGTGTCGGGCAATAAAAATGACATGCGTATCAAGGCAATTCGCCCAGCGGCGGTTTACTTTGACACATCCATCCACCTAGCTGTCAGAGTCGATCTAACAGCTTAATCAAGAAATAAGGAGAATAGCTTATGGCTACTCAAGAATATGCAGCCAGCATTCAGGGTGTGTCAATCCGTGTCACGCGCCTAGATGCTGCTGGAAACCTTATGACCGGCGGGCAGGACAGCTACACTACCTCCGCCTTCATGAGAGTTTCTTTTACCCCCGAGTACGAAGAGGGCGATGAGATCACAGAAAAAGGCGCTAATGGCGTCGTTTGCGTGACCTACAAAGCTCCGGACACTCTAAAGCGAATCACTATGGAACTTGCTATCTGCGAGCCAGACCCAGAGCTATCAGCTCTAATTTCTGGTGGACTATTGCTACGCAAGAACCTAGGCACTGTTGCAGACCCAAACAACAAGTCAATCGGTTGGGCCGCTCCTGGTGTTGGTGACGATCCTGCTGGAAATGGCGTTGCCATTGAAGCATGGTCACACGCGGTTAAAGATGGAAAGCGTTCTGGCGTTCTTCCTTACTTCTACTGGGTCTTCCCGTACGTCAAGATGCGTCAGTCCGGCGACCGTGTTATTGAAAACGGTCTAATGGCTAACACCTTCGAAGGCTATGGTCTAGGAAACGAGAACTTTAAGTCAGGTATCGACGGCCGCTGGGAGTTCCCGGTTGCTACGGAGCGTCCATACGCTTATGCACGTTCTGACTGGGCTCCAACCGGACTATCTGGATTCTACACTTGGACTGACAACGCAACTGACCAGGTAGTATTTACCTCGTCTAGTGTTACATCGCCAAGTACTATCACAGTTGACAGCTACAGTGCAGCTCTAGTTGGCACCGAAGCGATCCTAACCTTCAGCGCTCCGCCTCTAATGGAGGTTGGCGATGTCATCTCAGTTCAGAATGTTGGAGCACTCTTCAATGGTGACAAGACTGTTTCTAAAGTATTAGATAACGCTGTTAGCTTCATAAATGAGTCAATCACCCAGGACATTACAAGCGCACCTGTCTCCCGTGGTGCTCGTGTGGCCGCAGTCAACTCTAAGGCTGAGAGCTACCCAGCTCCAGTTGCAGTGACCAGCATCACAACTGGTGGCGACGACTACAACGTCCCAGGTGCAACCGGTTACAACGCTGACAGTGCAATTGACAACATCATTGCATCGAACGAGAACCCTAGTTAATAATAGTTAACAAGAACGGGTGGCGGCTTGAGCAAACTAGCTTAGGCTACCACCCGTTAAACTTTATCTAAGAGGTAATAAATATGGCAAGCAACCTTTGGGTACTCCCAGAAGATATGGGAGATTTCTCCTACACTGAGTACAGCTTAGAGGCTGCTCAGACTGCGTCGAATCTACTCTGGGCAATGTCCGGTCGTAAGTACATGGGCGAGTCTATAGTCACCGAGCGCTATACATGTACTCTAAGAAATAACCGCATGGGGCCATCCAGTACAACAACTTCCCCTGCTCTTTTTAACGGAGAGGTATACAATATCGCTTCAGGAGACTATAGCGAGTACTCGGAGTTAACTGCAGATGGAATGTCTCCAGAGTCCCGCCTAAAGCTACGCGGCCGTCCCGTGACTAGAATAATCTCTATTAGAAATTCTACGGGAAAAATTCTTGACCCTTCTGGGTACTACCTAGTAGATCATTCCACTATACACATAAAGGCCGGGACTCCCTGGACCCCTTGTAGTGTAGAAATTACTTACGCTTACGGCATGCCAGTCCCGACTGCCGGAAAAATGGCTGCTCGTAAACTAGCGATTGAGTTTGCCAGATTGTGGTCAGGCGACGAAGGGTGCGAGCTACCTCAGCGCGTCACTTCTGTATCCCGCCAGGGCGTTTCCTATACAATCTTGGATAATCAAGAGTTCATTGACGAGCTGCGTACAGGGTTGTACGAAATTGACTTGTTCCTAAAGGTCACCAATCCAGATAATGCTCGTCGCAAATCCAAAGTGTTTTCGGTTGATAGACCACGTGCTCGAAAGTATGTACCTAAGCCACTAAAGCAGGTAGCAGACCCTGAGTTCGACCTATCAATGAGTGCCACCGTTCAGACCGCTTCAGTTAGCTGGTCTTCTGCTGGCAGCGGAGCAGATCTGAGTAATTTCTTTCCCGCATCCGGGTGGTCGCCAGTGGTTAATCTTAGAAATTACGGAGCCACTAAATCATCCCCTATCGATGGCAACTTCACGCTAACCACTGTTGATGGAGAAGACATATTAGATTTCACTATTACCTACACGGAAGCGCAAGCTACCCTAGGTATGGTGGACCCAGGGACGTGGGAGCTCTACGGCAGCCAAATGGTTGACGGTGTAGAGAGCCTCACTCCGGTACTTGCATCTGGAAACCTCCAGATCAAGACATATTAAGAAAGAAGGAATCATGTCAGTACAGACTAACTTTCGTGCCCAGGACATGCCTGGTGGCGCAAAGCCAGTAGTGAAGAAAGCAGCTCCTAAGTACGTCGCACCTAAGCCAGAGCCAATTGTTGAAGTTGCTCCAGTTGTAGTTGAAGACGTAGTTGAAGAAGAAGTTGTTGTAGAGGACACCACAGCTACAGAAGCTGAGTAATCATGGTAAGCGGAGAGCTAGATCCAAGTGGTGTTTCTGAGGACGCGGTAAATCTTCGGGACATGTTGGAAGGTGTGCTCGAAAGAGTGCAAAATGTCTTCCAGTCATATAACATTGAATTGCCGCGTCGTCGCTACTGGTCAATGGGCTTACCAGCCATAGACTGTGAGCAGGTAGTAGTTTACTTTCAGCAGCTATATTTAGGCGCCCCTGGAGCTGAGGTTGGGGAACCTCAGCGGTGTCACGTACCTAGGAGCGCAACAATAGTAGTGTCTATTGCTAGGGAGACAGCCATTGTGGGTCAAAATGGTCGGCCCCCGGCAGCAGATAAAATTCAGTCAGCATCAGAGATTCTTGCTATCGACGCTTGGGTCCTTATGGAGTCCATAAACCAGCTTGATCAGTGGGACGAAACTGGTTATGGGATCGGTGTTATTGCTACTCTTGACACAACGCCGCCCGAGGGCGGGTTCCAGACTACCAACATGACAATAACTATGGCCGTTCCCTAATGCCTAAAGGCTTTCCAGACAGTTTTGCTCTAAATGCAGCTCTTAGAGCTGGCAGAAGGATCGGTGGTCGCCGTGGAGGCGGTCGAAGAAGAGGCGGAGCAGGCCGCACTGGGATTTCGTATAAGCTAGTAAATTTAGTTTTATACAAGCCCATACTTGATTTCGAACTACGAAGTCCTCACGGTATGGTCGGTAGAACTCTCCACAAGGTTGGCAATAGAGTCCTTCAGGGCGCGCGAAGGCAAGCCGGCGTTAAAAGCGGACGCCTACGCGCAAGTATGAAACTTAGGCATGTCAGAGTCGGTCGGGAGACTGCTGTCAAGATCGGCGCATACACGGAGTACGCTCTTATGCACCATCAGGGCACTAGACCACACATTATCACACCTAATAAGCCCGGCGGCAACCTGGTCTTTATGAAGGGCTCCAGGGTCATTCACACTAAAATGGTCATGCACCCAGGGACCAGGGCTAATAGGTACTTAACAGACCAACTAAGGAAACAAATCCTAAGGTAAAATTAAAGGGCAGCCAAAACTGCTTAATGATGAACAACACTATGAACAAGAAAGACTAATGATGAGCAAATTTAAAGACTTCGGATCGAGTACATCGATCGAAGATATGGAGCCAGTCTCCTTCAAGCTTTACGGTGAAGACTTCCACTGCGTAAAAGCGCTTCCGGGAAGAGTACTTTTGGACATTGTCGCAAAGTCCTCCTCAGAAAGTGCTGTTGATCAGGCAACTGTGATCAATGACTTTTTCTCGCATGTTCTTGTTGAGGAAAGCCTAGTTAGATTTGATG